CAGTTGGGATCTGGCACCAGTATTTTGGCGCACTCGTCTACCTTGTCTTCATACACGACACGGTAGTCCGACTGTACGCCATCAAGGTTTTCTTTGGCCCAGCATAGCCTGTTCCATAGATGTGTGCCTTGAAACTCTGGGGTCACTGTCATGCCATATCTCCAAATACAACAGAGCCACCGATTGGGACATCAGCATCACCGGTAGTTCCCACGTTGATGTAAGCTATTATGTGGCTAGTTGTTAAAACTGCTGAATCACCATCTGATGAATCAATACCGTTAGCCGCACCACTGTTGCTTGTGCCTCTTTGCATTCTTCCCATGACCACACAAGTATAGTCGTTATTAGAAAATGCGTTTGTGTGATTGATTGTATATGTGCCGGTGTTTGTATCGCCGACGCTAGACACGTTAAAACTATCTCGCGCGGTAATCCCGCTAGTGGTGCCGTCAAAGTTTGACCGTACCTTGCCGACCCCTTCAACAACATTATCGGTAGTGACCGAACCCGCAGTCGAGTGCGTCAAGGTATCTGCTTTGATTATACCGAATGCCATCTATGCTACTCCTAACACGCCATCAACACGCATGGTACGAGATATGTGCCATCATCATAAGTATGTGACTTGGTGATGCTCGTTACTTTCGCAATCGTCTTGCTGCGAACAATGTCATCGTCCTGTGGCTTGGCAGTGCCATCACCTGCCGACATCAGCAAGTCACCTCGTGCTACAGTCGTGCCGCTGGCAATACGAATGACCATATCCCCGGTCATTGCGATGTTCATGTCGTTGTAGCTATCTCTATCATCCCAGTTGACAAATACACCAGCTACGTTTGCGTCACCCTCGACCGATGATACAGCCATACAATTAAGCTGTTCGTTGTCTTCAGTCCATTCAGCTTCATCATCTGTAGCGGCGTGTGTCCACACAACCATCTGGTCAAGGTTAGTCATCACTGTTCCCTTGACGATGCTTGTGTCTTTATTTCCGCTAGTCAGGCGCGACCAACGTGACAGATGTCCACCATTATATGAAACGGTGGTGCCAGAAACAGAAACTGTGCCTTCTTCGCTACCGGCCTGTTGATAAGAGGTGAGAATCCCATCACTTGCCAATCTGTTAAGGCGAAGAGGATTGTTCCCGTTGCAAGTAATGTCAAGCTGGCCGGGGTCTACATTAAGAAAAAATCCCTTTGTGCTAAACGATGCGCTGGTTTTACCTATAATCACATCGCCGTTGGTGTCTACGCGCATACGCTCAGAGCCATTTGTTTCAAACGTGATTTCACCGTTGTTGTCGCTAGTTTCAGCAACTATTTTTGTTGTACGATTGACAGTCCCAAACTTCATCCCAAGACGAAAAGCTGAACCGTCTTGAAACTGTGCGCCGATAAAGTTATCAGCCCAGCCAACAGTAATGTCACCGTTCTCGACTTGAAGCATTGCCTCAGGTGAAACTGTATTGATGCCGACCTTGCCCGACGCAATGATCGTGTCGCCCGTGCCATTAGGGTCGAGGGTGATGTCGTTGTTACTCGCAAGGCTGGAGATTTTGTTTGTCTTTACTTCACTCATGCGAGGTCTCCAAAGACTGTAAATGTAACAGAGTTGCCATCAACTGCGTTGTTACTGGCATCAGGTATTTGAACTATGAACCTTACGTTAGATGCCGAAGTTGCTTGTCTAAAATGTCCGACATTTGGCACATCGTCATTAGAAGCACCATCGTCATATTTCCCATTAAATTGATACGCATGTGTGGTGTTACTAAAAGAATTTGTAAAAGCTATAGTTCCGTCACCTGTGCCATTATCAGTTAAACTAGAGGTGTTCAGGCTTCCAGAAAATATTGCGGCTGTTCCAGCCATGCTGAGACTGCCAGACACCTTCGCAGCATTTTGCTTCGTCAGTGTGGCCGCACCGCCGCCTGTACTCTGAATAGTATCTGCCTTTAACGTACTCATAGCGTCACCAATGTCCCGCCGCTTTCAACGGTCAGGGTCACGCCACTAGCTACAGTAAACGGGCCTGTCACGTTTGCGTTCTCGGTTGCAAGGATGGTTGTGTCGGCAGTCAACGACTGTGCGTTGGTACGAAACAAGCCGCCGCCCTTGAAGTTGCCCTTGTTCTGATCGGCAGGCGTAATCGTTGCGCCTTGCGGTGCAAGGTAATTCACAAAGATATTGCCAGTGCCACTAGATGGAGCGGCAGTGAATGTCAGCGTAGTGCCGTCAGGAATGGTGTACGCGGCGGTGTCTTGCACCACACCGTCAACAGACACAAGAACATCCTGCACAGACGACACGGCGGTGGTTAGCGTGAACGTAGTGTCGCTGCCGTCACCGTTGAATCGTTGAACCGCTACCGTGCTTTGAAAGTTGTCGGCTGTCTGCTGACCAATGTAGGGCATTAGGTAATCTCCATGTAGCTCATGGTGACAGAGACCTTGTCCGC